AAAATTTTTGAATAATGAGATTTAATATAGTAAAAGTTGGGGATGATATCCATATACATAAAAGTAAAAAAGGTAGTTTTGATAAAGATTATATTGAAAAAATTTCATTTGAATATAAATTTATTTACAAAGACTCTCGTAATTTTAGAAGAATAGAACATAATGAGATCTGTTCATACTCTTTTATCCTTTTTTCAAATGAAGATTATACAGATATGTTGAATTTTTTAAAATTTTATCAGTCTTGGATAACCTTTATTCATAATTTTAAAAAAGCAAAAACTTTATATAAAATAAAAGAAAAAATAAATGAGATTTGATATAACAGAAAAACATGGAGACATTTATATATTTAAACGTATAAAAGGTGATTTTGATAAAGACTATATTGAAGAGTTAGCAAAGAAATATAAATTTGTTTACAAATGTTCTAACTCTTTTAGAATAGTAAACCATAATGAGATTAGTTCACACTGCCTTATTGTTTTATCAAATGAAGATTATACAGATGAAATTAACTTTTTAAAATCGTATGGTGATTGTAGATATATAAATGATTTTAAAAAAGTAAGAACCTTATATAAAATAAAGGAAAAAATAGATGAGATTTAGAACTTTGACACAGAGGTATTGGCTGATTGAAAAACATGGGGACGTCTATATAGGTAGGGATAGCGATGGTAAATGGGATAGAAACCATATTGAAAAGGTAGTAAAGGAATATAAATTTATTTACAAATGCTCTCGTAGTTTTAGAAGAGTAGAACACAACGAGGCTTTTTCACACTGCCTTATTGTTTTATCAAATGAAGATTATACAAATATAATTAATTTTTTAAAATCGTATCATGAATGTAGATATATAAATGATTTTAAAAAAGTAAGAACCTTATATAAAATAAAGGAAAAAATAAATGAAATTTAGTAAAGTAAAAGTTGGGGATGATATACAAGTAAGGAGAAGTATAGGTAAATTAGATAAAAGCCATATTGAAGAGGTGGCAAAGGAATATAGATTTGTTTATAAATGTTCTAAATGTTTTAGAAGAGTAGAACATAATGAGGTTGGTTCATACCCTATTATCCTACTTTCAAATGAAGATTATACAGATGCAGTTAAATTTTTAAAATTATATGATTATTGGTTGACATATGCTATTGATTTTAAAAAAGTAAAAACTTTATATAAAATAAAGGAAAAAATAGATGAGATTTGATGTAAAAGAAAAATATGGAGAAATCCATATACATAAGACGATGAAACGTGATAAAGGTACTTATGATAAAGATTATATTGATAATATAATCAATAATTATAAATGGATTTTAAAAACTACCCATAAATTTACAATTTCAAAAATTACTAATGATTATACTTTACATGCTAGTAATATACTTACTAATAATGATTATACTGAACTTATAGAGTTTTTAAATAAATTCGAAACCCTTAAATTTTTAGATAATACCCATTCAAGTTATTCATTATTTAAAATAAAAGATAAGATTGATTTTCTATAAAAAATCCACCTTTATATAAAAGTTATATTTAAATGTTTATATATATTTTAAAAAATAAACATTTAAATATGATTAAAAGGAATGTGAATAATACTCGTTGGTCTCTAATAGATGGGCTTGTTAAGCATAAGTTAAGTAAAAGGTATGATTTTATCGATATAGAAAATAATCATAGTAGAGGGGGTGATAAAAAAATTTTAGGGTATGATCCAGTATGTGCTCGACTGGACATTGACCTTATTGATGTTATATTTTTAAAGGACTATAAAGTTGATTTTGTTAGTTCATTTAGAACATCCGAAAAACTATTTATTAGGACTGAAAGATTAATTAGGTATAAAAATGGGGATGAAAAGAGGCAACAAGTGGAAGTTGAAAAACTTAATAAGAGGGGTTGGATGATATGGAATAGAGTTATAGGGGGTCGTAAATGGTATAATAATTTGAGTTTTAAATGGGAGACGGATTGGATTATAGAGACATATAAGATTAATAACTCTTTAATAATAGATGTTTTAAAAGGGGGAAAAGATATAGTAAAAGAAAAAAGATATGATCTTATATCAAATAATAAAATAGTAAGTGATGAGCAAACTTTATCATATATTATAGGTGATACATTAGATGAACTTCTAAAAAAATCGGAATTAATTTTAAGGAAGCCTACTAGTTCCCTTTTTAAAGAGTATGAATGTGGGAGGGAAGAATGGAATTTAGTTGAAAATAAAGACCCTTTAAGATGTATATTTAAAAAGGGTGATAAATTTTTAGGTTTATTCTATAATCAACCAGAGTATTATGGTGGTAAAAAACATCACCCAGGATCATCATCTGTTGGAAAAATGGAGATAAAAACATATTTAAAAAGTAATATATAAAATCATGGAAATAATATGGGGATTTTTATTTTTCGTTCTAACGAATAATTTTAGAGATTTTAAGGAAGCGATTGGTATACATATCGATTTGATTGGGAGTGATAACCTAATACTTAGTTGGATAGGTTATATGTTTTATTGTACTAAATGTAGTTCTTTTCAAATTAGTCTTATTATATCGATTTTGAGTGGTATGACTTTGTGGAATGGATTTACTATGGCTTCTACTATTGCTATATCCGCTTTAATTTTTGAGGAGTTATATTTTCGCATTATTAAAATAAAAAATGATAATGAGATCGAAAAGATTAAAAAAGACTTAAAAAAATAAAAAATGAGTATATAAAAATAAAAATAAGCGAAATGACAAGGAAACAAATAGAGGACATTCAAGAATTTTTAGAAAAAATTTTATCAAGAAGTCAAATGTTTATAGCCAATCATGAGATCCATCAGTTGAAAGGTATAGTTAAGGAATGTTTGAATAAAAATATGAGCACTTCATGTTCTACATGTATAAGGCAAGATTTGCTACTTTTAAGAGATTTTGTTTATGAAAAATTAAAAGATTTTGAGGCTAAAAAAATTAAAAGTGAAAAGAAGGAAATAGAAAAGTTCTTTTTCCCTGATGAGGATCAGAATGAAACCGAATAATGTTTTCCTTATTGATAAGGGAAACATCTATATTTAAAAAATAATAAGTTATTATCTCCTTATCAATGGTGGTGATAAAATTAAAAAATTATTATCTAATGATCTGTATATAAATTATTAAAAGATTATGAATAACCTCCCAAGAAAAAAATTTACAGATGTTAATAATAACATTAGGGAAGATTTAAAATTATTTATACATAATGTTGTGTATAATAATAATATATCATACCAAGAAGCATTTGAAATGACATACCCGGATTTAAAACTAACCCCATATAGAGGGTCAAGGTTATGGTGGTTCATGATGAAAAACCATACAATAAGGGAGTATTATGAAAGGCTTCTTATGGAAAAGAACTTAGGTGAAAACTTATTATGTGAGGTTGCTTCTAATTTAAAGGAATTAAAATCGGAAAAAAAGTGGAATGAATATAATACCCTTTTAAAAATTTATATTAATTTATTAAAAGATCATAAACCGAAAGTAGGAAAGAATACAATCGATATAGATTTTGATGATGTATGATTAAATTAAATGAAAAACAAAAGATAGCATGGAAGTATTTAAATGATGATACTACCGAAACCATAATATATGGTGGTATGGTTGGTGGTGGTAAAACATTTTTAAGTGCTTATTTTTGTTTTAGAAAGATTATAGAATATAATAAAAAGGATAAAGATATAACAATACTTATAGGCTCAAAAACAATAACCCATCTAACAGGGGTTTTTATGAAGGAGTTAAGAAGTATATGTAGATTATGGAATTTTAAAACTCAATTACTTCCTAATAATGAAGTTAGAATTAATAACCTTAAAGGAAACATTATATTATTACACCTAGCAAATAGACCAAGTGACCCAGAATTTGATTTTTTAGGTGGATATAATTGTTCATATTTAATCTTAGAAGAGGCTCAGAACATACCTCCTAAGGCCATACAAACTTTAATGGCAAGGGTTAGAAAGAAGGTGATTGGAACTAATAAAATTTTAATAACTTGTAATCCTGGCCAGGGTTATTTAAAGACTAATTTTTATGATAAATATATTACTGGAACATTAGATGAAAAAATAAAATTTATTGAAGCATCTATGTATGATAACTATCATAACTTAGATGATAAATATATCAATAAATTTGATGATATGTCAGAGGGGGTAAGGAAGAGATTAATGGGTGATTGGAATTGGATGAGTAATGATGAGAGGCTTTTTGATATGAATTATATTGATGATATATTTAAAAAGGATGGTACTACGACCGGTGAATTTTACCTTAGTATAGACCTAGCATCATCGGGTATGGATAAGTCTGTATGGATTTTATGGAAGGATTTTACAATAGTTGATATAAGATGGGAGGGAACAACATTAAATGAAGATATATCAAGGATAACTAATGAAATACAAAAGAAGTGGAATATAAAAAGAGGAAACATCATATTTGATTCGAATGGTATAGGAAGTGTAGTTGATTTAAATAAATGGTATATTCCATTTGATAATGGTAAATTTAAAAATGATTGCTATTTTCTTATGAAAAAAAAGGGATTTAAAATATGGAGTGGTTTTGACCTTGGGAAAATGATTGATGGTATGACGTTAGAAGATAGGATAAGAAGAGAACTCCATTCTATAAAAATAAACTCGGATGGTAAGATAAGTTCTAAAAAAGAAGTAAAGGGTAGTTTAGGTTGGTCGCCTGATTTTATTGATGCTATAATGATGAGGTTTTATTTCCATATATATGAAGAGAGTAAAGTTAAAGTTTTTATACGTTGAGGTATATATAATATATGATACAAAAAACTACATTCGAATTAATTAAAAACTCAATAGATAATAAAACTATCATAAACTTTTTTTATCAAAATAAATGGAGTAAATATGAAAGTTTTAGAAAGGTTGCTCCTCTTGCCCTTGGAAAAATGAGAACGAGTGGAAGATGGGCTCTTAGAGGTTTTTTAATGGGGGGTGGATCATATTCCATATCAAAGGGACTATCTAAAGGGAATTTTAGATTATTTTTACTTTCTAAAATTAGGAGTATAGATGGAAAACAAGAAATAGGTGGAAGTAATAATATATTTATGACTCCAACTGGTTATAGACGTGGTGATAGGGACTTGACGGGTATAGTAGCGCAATTAAGTCATTATGAAAGTAATGTATATTGCGAAGAGTTAGAGGATTGGTTCGACCCTATATTAGAAGTTGAATTACCATTTTAATAATTATATATATATCATAAATTTAAATTTTATTATGAATTTTAATGATTGGGAAAAAATACTTGAAATCGAAAAGTCTGATTATGAAAAGACCGAAAAGATAGTAAGGATAAAATCGATTTTAATTGGGAAGAGATATGAAGAAGTATCATCTATGCCCCATCGTAAAATGATTTCTTTATTAAAGAATGTAGATTTGAATTTAAATGGTGAATTAGTATTTAAATTTAAATGGAAAGGAGAGGAGTTTAATTTAATAGATGATATAGATGATATGAACTTTTATCAGTATTGCGATGCTCAAGCATATATTGAAGAAGGTAAGATGTTAGATTTTTTTATATGTTTTACTTTTAATAAAGAGACCTATAAAATTACATCTAATATGATGAATGAATTTGAAAGGAGAAGAGGTATCTTCGAGGACTTACCTCATAGTATATGGTATTCATATATTGATTGGATAATAAAAAAAAAAATGAACTCGATAAAATCCTACAAGGCATCTTTAATGAACCCGAAAGTGGTGATGGATATGGAAGAAGCCTTTATAAAGAACATTTTAGAAAGTTTAAACTCCTTTCAGTCGTTAGTAATAGATCCTCTACGCAAGAAGAGTTTTATAAAATACTATACAGCAACCCTTTTGAGTCGGTTATTTATTTACTTATTAAAGCGGATGAAACCAAGATTAACAATAAGATTGCTAGAAAGAATATTGAAAAAAATTAGAATAAAAAATGAACTCGGAGAGATTATATACCCTATTTAAAGATGTTATCGAAACTATACCAGAGATAAAATCATTCTATCTTATAGACCCCTATGAGACAAATGATGATGGATCTCCTCTCGAGTATCCTAAAGTCATCCTTCTAAAACCCCTACAATCGGTCTGTGATGGAAGTAAACTCCATTCTGAATGGAACCTTACCATGAACATAGTTAACGTCTATAATCAAACGGCATCAACTACTATGCAAAAGGTTGAAAAGGAGTTGGAGGTTATAGATTATTGTGAGTCCTTATGGATTGAAATATGGAATAAATTAGGATCGAATAGACCAAGATCATTTAATTATATGACTATACACGAAAGTAATAGTGATATGTATTCGGGTATAGAAGTTAGTTTTCAAATGACTCTTGGTATGAATATGTGTAGTGCATTAGGTGCTACTGGTGGAACTGGTGGAGGGGGTGTCTAATGGTTAACATTGATGATATAATAAAGGATTTAAGTGATCAAATATATGAAGAGACCTTAAAGATAATTTTAGAAAAAACAAAACTTACTAATGATAGCAGTCTTATACAATCAATAGAGATCGTTAAAGACGGCACTAAATTAGGTATATCTATGAATGGATATGCTTTATATTTAGATAGGGGGAGAAGGCCAGGACTACCACCTGTTCCATATAATGCAATTTTAAGATGGGTTTTAGCAAAGGGGATTAAGTTCAGTAATTATACTCCAAGACAGACTGCTTTTATTATAAGAAGTAGTATAGTAAAAAAGGGTATAAGACCTAGAAACTTCCTTAATACCATAGTAAAAAGTTTAGAAAATCTTAGTGGTTTTATTATAGAAAAAGAGGTAGTGGATGGGTTAGAAAAGTCATTAGAAGACCTATTTGTTTTTAATTAAAAGTATATAAATAATATGGAAAACTTTTCTAAAATATATGTAAGGGGTTTAAAACACTCTCCTTTTTTTGATGAGCAGTGTCAACCAAGTGGACTAGGTGAGAACTTCGCTTTAAAAGGGGCTCAATACCCATTTAATTATATAGCGTCAAGATGGACTAATCTAAATATACAATTAGATGCGGAATGGTCAGCTGAAGGGACAAGAGTTCCATATAGTTGTGAACTAGTTTTTGACTTTGACTCTATTAATGGGATAACAAGTTTTAAAGAAATACGATTTGAATTTCCAAGTTTTTCAAACTTAAAGGTTATTAAAATAAGAATAGCTCCGATTGGATCCCCAACTGATTCGATTTTATTTAAAGATTTTTATAGAGTTAATATACCCGAAGATTATAATAATGTCCCATTAGATATAGATGGAAGATTTGTTTTTATGTCGAATATACAGAATATATTAAAGCGCAACTTTACTGATTTTGATTTTATTTATGAAGGAAGGAACGATCAAGGACAACCATCAGATAAAATCTTAGTAAAGGGTAAAAATATAGGAAGTAATTGGAACCTAACCATAGTTGATAATCCTCCTTGGATGGAAAAACAAAATGAGGTCTTATCTGTTGATAGATACCAAGATGGTTTATTAAGGAGTTATTATTCTTTATTAAATAATAATATACCAGATTTCAATGTTCTATTAGATGTAAAAGTTAGAAGTAGAACCCTTTATGATAGGAACTGGTCTGATGCTGATTTTATACCAGAGCAAAATTATACCCCAATAACAACTTTGAGTATTGGGTTCAACTCGAATGGTTCATATAACTTTTACTTAAAAGAACTTTTAAATGGGGCTATTGGTAAGAGTCATCTTCCCAACTTTACGGATTTTTATGACGGATGGTTAGAGTTACCAACAGAATTGAATATAGAGGTCTTTACGGGGACTGGTTTGATAAGGGTACCGGAAGGACTTAAATTAGATTTCTTGGTATTGGACACGAAGTGGGATAATTTATCAGAAGAATATATAACCGATTATTTAGATGTAAATTATATAGAAAGGAATGATATAACATTTTCAGAAGAAAATGTTTTCTTAAATGATGTTAAATTTAGAATTTATATTGATTTTACTAAACGTACTTACGATGATGTAGGATCTCAAACAATAGAGTGGACTGATGAGTTTGATTATTATACTTATACTCTAACATCATCTAATCAAAATTTAGATAATGAAGTTGATTTTTCATCTAATAATTTATCGGACATTTTTTCAAATTTAGAAAATCATTGGGTTCCTTATTTTATATCAAGGTTACAAATAACAGATCCTGATATAGTTTATTCATTTACTAATGGGAGATGGAATGATAAGTTCGGTTGGTTTGAAATGAATTTAAAATCAAATGCCTCAAACCTATTAAAATTTATTTTAGTTACAGAGCCTGAAACTATTAAAATACATTGGGTTGAATTACAAATAGGAACACCTAAACCAACTAATATACTACCTTATATTGCTACTGCTTTATCCGAAAACTCTACTGCGTTTTATACTATAAAAACATTAAATAATTATAGATGGGAAGATAGTAATTATTTTAAGGAACAATATGATTATGATTGGAATAGTTATTTACCTAATGGTATAAAATGTAATGAAATGGAAGTCGTAGATGTTTACTATAATGTCGAAAAAGGGTATTGTTCCTCTGCTTTCATATCAGTGATGGCATTTAAAAGACTTATTCAAAATGATGAATTTCCGGGTGGTTTTGAAAATACAAATGATGTATATCTAGCACCTAGCAGACTTATCGTTGATTGGAATAATGGTTCTACATCATTCATATCGGAGATGAGTTATTTTACTGATACTAAAATAATAAGTTGGGTTCAACTACAATCAAATAAAGAAGCCGAGGTTGTTTATGCCGAAAATCCAGGAATATACCATAGGAATTTTTCAAACTTTATTTTACAATATATAACTCATCCTAACTTAGTAGATGAATGGGGGAATGATATAACTGCTCAGTCAATGAGGTTGAACTTTGATATAGTAAGTCCAACCATAGGTGAATTAGGTTTTAGTAATCCATTCAAGTTTAATTTAATACCTGTAAGAAGAAATGAAGTGGTAAATGAATTTGTTTATAGAAGTAAGTTAGGTGGGTTTTCATCCCTAAATATAGTTGGTCAACCAATAGAGATTATAGATGGTGATGTAGAAAGATATGATAGGGATTTTATCTTTACAAATCAAACCGAGTACTGGAACGGAGTTTATCAAGTTATACAATCAAATGGGGAATTAAATGGAAATTTTAAGAATATAGAGACCGCTAAAAGAACGAATAGAACTATATACTCAATCGAATTTAGGACAACTGATGATAGGGAATATAAAAGGCTTAGAGACTTGGTTGAAAGTGAAAGTATTTATTATAGGATATATGATAATAGGAACCCTGTTAATTTTTATTTTACAGAGATTTTCCCAACTTTTAAGTATGAGTTTAATGCGAATGAATATATCCTTAACATAGAATGGTCATTTATTGGAGACGAAACATTAAATTGGGATAGATATAATAGAATTTAATAATACTTTTTATTAATATATATAATATGAATAGAATTGAATTATACGTAGAGAAAGGTTCTACTTGGAACAAGTTAGATTTTGATGATAATCTTATCATTAATAATAACTATTATAATTTATCCGACCCTTGGAGCATTGAATTTAAATGGTCTTTTTCATCATCTTTAGAACTTACTGAAAGGAATATAAGTTTACTTGGTTGGGATTTTAAAATAGGTCAAAAGATAGAGATAAGAATTAATGTAAATGAAACGTTTTTTTCAAATGGATATATAATTATTCAAAGAAAAACGAAAAGTAATTTACAATTTAATTATATTGACATTTCAAATATATTTTTAGAACAATTTAATAAAGACTTTATTAATAGGGAAATTATTATAGATACTGCTAATTTAGTTGGTTATCAGTGGAATAGTGAAGTATTACTTCCTTCTTTATCTATACCGACATTTATGGACATTTTAAATAAACAAGAAGGATCTGATTTTAAAATAGGTCTATTAGATGATGGTAGTAAATTAGATTTTTGTTCAATAGTAAAAGGTAATAATAATTACCCAGTTGACTACCCTGAATGGAGGAATAACATTTTAGAACCTACTAATTTTTATATAGGTATAAAAGTTTCAAAAGTCCTATCAGATTTGATAACATCAATAAACGAAGATAATAGTATATTGGGTGTATCATCAAATTGGGAATTTGTATCAAATAGTGGTGATTATTTTAATGATTTTATTAATAATACATATGTACTTTTACCATCGGGTGGTAAGGTAAAAGGTATGGATATATGGAACCAACCCGCTTTTTTATGGTGCGCATATGGTCAAACATCATCTTTTTGCACCAACCCATATGATCAATTTAATGTAAAAGGTTCTTGGGGACAGGGTCAAATATATAAAAATGATACTAGTTCATCTAATGGATATGGGCAATACTTACAAGTAGAATATGTAAATTTATCAAATGATGATAAATTTTTTAATATGGAAGTTTACTCAGGTGGATCTCCTCTTTTAGAGATGTTTATATTTGATAAAGAAGGAAATCAAATAAGGTATGATCTTAGCAGTCCACCTAGTCCTTTTGAAAGTGTATATGTACCAGTTGGGGGTAAATTACAATTTATAGTAAGTATGAATTTATGGGAGATAGATGGCTCCGATCCATTCCTAATTTTAAGCACATATAATCCATGGGTAGAATTAAAAGTTTTTGAAGACTTGGGTATTGGAGAAGTTATATCACATTTTAAATATAGGTATAATTTAAACCCTCTTAAATTTATCAAGTTAATATGTGAACAAACAAAATCTAATTTTAGCGTTGATAAAAATTTAATCACATTTTACTCTAAGGATTTTTCAAAATTTGAAAAAAATATAGTAGAGTCAAAATATATTGAAACGGAAGTTTTTGATAATTTTAGATTTTATAAATTAAATCAAAAATCAACTTTTACGGATGGTTATATAACCCCACCTGGTGAAACAACGGAGTCATCATTCATTACATATGATAATAAAACTTCTAAATTTACTCAATTTCAAATAGGAACTTTTTCTTGGGGCACTGAGACTAATTACGAACCTAATTTTTTTGATGATACTAATAATATAAACATAGATTATTACCTTAGGTTAAATAATGTTGCGACCTTTTCATTAGTTGATATACCTATTTTAACATTGGGTAGAACACTATCATGGACTTTACCTAATGAAAATGTTACCGATGAATTGGGTTGGGTTAAAGCAAATTTAAATGGGTCGGCTGATGCCATTGATTATATACAATATGCAGATGGTCCAGCATATTATGGATGGACTACGAGTAATATATTAAGGACTGAAAGAAAAGTTTATTTAAAAAGAAATGAGTTTTACGAAGATATACCTTTTAAAACTCCTAAGAATGGGTCTTCATTTTTTGATAAACCATATAGTTCTTTTCTTTTCTTTGATGACTTAGTATGGTTTAATAATCGTAATAATGCTTATTATGATGATTATGGATTTGAATTACCATATAGAGTTACCATATCAAACAGAGGATTATATTTATCGTTATCAGATACACTTCCGCATGGAGTCGCTGGTGTCAATGTAATACAACATATTGAAAACTCATTTAAGTCAATAAAAAATGATTTGAATTTAGATAATTTAAGTATAGTAAGACATGGTATAACTCATATTGAGTTTTCAGCAACAAATGATGATTTTTCATCTTATTATTTTAGTTTAGAATTTTTACCAGTAAAAGATACCACTCTTTATTATAATGCTAAAAAATTTCCATATTTTTTCAGAGGTCTTTATGGAGAAAATGATAATCCAAGATGGGATGATCTATCATATGATCGTATAGTAGTATTTGTTGAAGCAAAAGATATAATAAATAGTGATGGATACCCCCTAAGATCTACAATAGTATATGGGGTTATTAAAGGTGGTGATTATCCCCATTACCCAATTATATCACGCAGTGGTTCATTAAAAGAAAAATTACCCCCTATTGAAAGGGGTGGTTTTTATATTTATCAAAACTATAAAGATATATTTGATATAAAAGACTTAAGGAATAAGCAAATAAATAATTGGACTTTTTATCAGTTAGGTTCGACTCAATCATATGATGATAATTTTATCACACCCTTAGTAAAAAGGACTATTGATACTACACCATATTTTCCTTTTAGTGCAGGGACTACACCATCCCTATATATAATAGATGGTTGGGATACATCCCCAACTTCTTCAAGAGTGTTAACTGAGTTGGGGGTTCCTCTTCCGAGTTATATTATTGATAATAAAAAAGAAGCCAATAATATAAATCAATTTTTATGGGTTCCTGAATTAGATTTTAAATTATCATCACCTGAGTTAAATATAACAGAACCAGTTTTTGTTGAAAATAATAATAGTCATATTATAAGGGGTACAACCCAATCTAAAATCTTTATAAACTATAAGTCCGATAGGTCATTCCTAACTCCAATGATATGGCAATCTGTGAATATAAATAGAATAGATGATATAAATAAATGGAATAATGATCTATATGAAAACTTATATGATAAGGATGTAGATACATGGGAGATATATTTAAGTTTTTATGATTATGAAAGAATTAAAAATGGCCTATGGTTAATACAATTAAAAGGTGATGATTATTATTTAATTAATATAGAATATAATTTAAAAACAAGTTTTGCTAAAATTAAGGTAATAAAAAAGTTACCAACTTGGAGTATATAAAGGTATGAAGAATATAGACATAAAAATCAATATAGATGGTACTGGTGAGGTTAAAGATCTAAATCAGGTAATAAAGGATACATCTGGTTCTTTTGATGGGTTAAAGAAAAGAAAAGAGATTTTAGAAAAGGCGTTTGCAAACGCTAAGTTCGGAACTCCGGAATTTAAAACTTTACAAGCGGAAGTTAGGAAGACTAATACAAGATTAAAAGAGTTAGATGAAACTATATCGGATATAACCTTTGCTGACAAGGTTGATGGATTATTCAAGTTCGGTCAAGCAGCAGCCGGGGCTTTTTCGCTTGCTTCGGTTGGGGCTAGTGAGTTCGGTGATGCTATGGGGTTTACTGAGGAAGAAATACAAAAAACGGAACAATCTTTTCTTAAACTTATCGTTGTTATGGACTCGTTTTCATCTATATCCCAAGCCTTTTCAAAAGATAATAAATTATTTAATGCTATACAATCGGTAAATTTTAGTTTAGGTAGGATGCCTGGGTTAATGAAAACCAATGAAAAACTTATTGAGGTGTTCGGAAAGGCTGGTAGAACTGCTATTGCATCAATAGGTATAGGTATACTAATAGGAGGGATAGCACTTATTGCTGATAATTGGGATAAAATAGTAAAGAAGTTTAATGAAACTTTTCCCATATTTAAAGAATTAGGTGATAGTGGTCTTACTTTTAAAGCCGTATGGGAAGGGGTTTTAAATGGTTTAGGAGAGACTATATCCCAATTTGTAGGTATTTTAAAATCAACTATCAAAACTGGTTTTAAACTTATTACCGGGGATTTTTCTGGGGTTGGTAAGGAGTTTGAAAATTTAAAAAATAATGTTAAAGGTAGTATAGGTGAGATTAGTAAAAGTTTTAAAAGTGGTGTTGATGAAGTAAAAAAAGATACTTTAAGATTAAAAGATATATCAAATTTAAAGGATATAAATAGCGACTTAGAAAGGTCTATAAAATTATTTGAAGCAAGTGGTAAAGATGTTGGTAAATTAAAAAGTGACTTATTAAAAAATAATATAGAGATTGCTAAAAAAACATTAGGTGGTTTTGAAGAAGGTAGTAAGGAGTATAAAGAGGCTCTACAAGAGGTAAAAAATGCTGAGAATGATTTTAATGTTTTTATACAAGAAAAAAGAAAAGAAAGTAAGGATAAATTAAGTTCCCTTCAAGATGCTCAATTTAATAAGGAAAAGGCCTTTTTAGAGACTCAAATTAATTTAAGGAAAAGTGCTGGCAAATCTACTGATGATATAGAATTAGAACTATATAATAAAACATTAAAAAGGGAAGAAGATAAATTAAAACTCCTTAAAAAGGGAACAGCCGAATATGTAAACCAACAGGTTATTATAGAAGGTATAGTAAATGATAGGCAAATAAAAGAAGCAGAAGGTCAAAAGGCTATTAATGACTTAATAAAAGAATATGAAGAAGGTATAAAATCTTTATTAAATACCATTGGAGTAGATTTTCAAGAGATAAATGATAAACTTAAAAATCAAATAACTATTAATAATAAAGGTATTTTAGAAACTATCAAATTAAAAGATGAAGAGTTGGAGGCTAGAAAGGAAGCCCAAGATGAGATCATATCAAATTTAGAGGATGAACAAAAAGCCTTACAACAAAAGAATGAAAATTATTTAAAGAGTGGTACGAAAGAGTTTGAGTTAAATAGGGAGTTAAATGAAAAGATACTATCGGCTAAGTTAGATAGGCTAAAAACCGAAAGGGAGTTAGAAGAAGAAAGGATTAGACAACAACAAGTGTTATTAGAAAAGGATCTTAGAAGTAGGGAAAAGAATTTTTTACAACAACTCGAGGCTCAAAAGGAGTTTATTAAGAACTCTAATTTAAATGATGTTGAGAAGTTAAAAAGGACTGAGGAAATAAACGAGTCTATTAGGAAGGTATCTAAGGAGACTGATGATATAATAAAATCGTCTAATCAAGAGGCTCAAAATGATATAATAAATACGACCGAAAAGTTTACAAATAAAGCGACTAGAATTAAGAAAGAGGCTTTAATGGAACAAAATAAGGACCAGATTGATTCGGTTAAAAAATGGAAGGAGAGTTTATCAGAGATTTTTACTCTTAGTGCTGATACTACCTCAGCTGTTTTAAATAGTATATCTGCTATATTTACACTTGTTGGTGATTCTATATCCGAAAAAGTCCAACTAATCGGAGAAGAATTGGGTATGTTGGATAAACAATTAAATGCTGCTGAGGAAAGAAGAAATACTCAATTACAACTAGCTGAAGAATTTCAAGGAAATTTAGAAGAGAGTAGGGATGAACTCAATAATTTAGAGAACACTCAAAAAGATGTTTATCAAAAGATTATAGAAGCTCAGATGGCTGGTAATAGCACACTTGTTGACTCTTTAAAATTACAACAAGATGAACTTAATAAAAAGATAATTTTAGAGAAAGAAAATAAATCAGTTTTAGATAGTGGTAGGGCAGCAGCATTAAGGGCAGCAAAAACCGAAGAGGACATAATAAAGAAGTTGACAAAGGAAAGGGAAAATGCGGCTAGTAAAGAAAGGGAACTTAAACAAGAGGCAATAGAATTACAAAAAACTCAAAATAGACTTTCAAGGATTGCTGCTCTTGTTGATTCTGCTGCTGCTGTAGCAAAACTAGCGGTATCAAGTGCTTCTAAGGATTTTACATTCGGTCTTCTAACAATTAGTGCGGTGACTGCTCTTGCTGTTTCGCTTGCTTCTGTTATTGGCCCTCTCGTTAAGGATGGTTTTGCCGAAGGTGGTTATACTGGTAATGGGTCGGGAGCACCTGATAAAAGTGGATTTAAGGTTGCAGGAGTAGTTCATCAAAATGAATATGTTATTCCTAAGAGGATGGTTGAAGACCCTAAATGGCAACCAACTATTCAAAAGTTAGAGAGTGCTAGATTAAGAGGATATGCCTCTGGTGGACCTGTTAGTGGTTCGGTAGAGAACTTTCAATTACAAAAGGCTTTTGTTGAATTAGCAAGGAGGCCTATATTTACTTCGGTCGTGGATATAAATAAGGTTAATAGTGAACTAACCAATACTATATTACAGACAAGAATTTAAAAAAAAGTATAAAGATATATGAAACTATATGAAGTTTTTTTAGATGAAACAAGGGATGTTGTGATTTCGGTAGTAGAAAAACCAGCGATAGAAGTTGATTTTTTAACCTTTTCAAAGGAAGAAGGTTCAAAGTCAATACCTTTACATTTTCAAGAAAGGAAGTTAGATAATGAAAAAAGGATTATAATGGGGCCTGTGCTTATTCCCAATTTAGAGATTGAAAGGGAGGGGGGTTATTTTATATTTTTTAGTAAGGATACCATACGAAATATACAATTACATTTTATGAAATCCCTATCAAAAAGGAATAGTATATCAAATATACAGCATAATGATAAATTAAGTTTACCATTTGATAAACTATTTTTAATTGAATGTTGGGTTAAAGAATATGAAGATGATAAGTCTAATAAATTTTTCAATAATCCAATAGGTACTTTATATATGTCTATGAAGGTTGAAGATGAACTTTTATGGGAAATGTTCAAAAAATCCGAATTAAAAGGTTTTTCAATAGAAGGTTGGTTTAATCTAAATAAAATAGAGGAGATGAATGTGGAAAGTTTGAAGGATTTAAATGGGGATTTTTTCGATTTTTTTAATAAATAAAAGTATATAGTAATATATTAAAAATAAAAGTATACATATTTATATGAATAAAACAAATTATTTAAAGGCTTTTTTTAATTTTTTTAAAAGCATTAAAGTAGAACTTATGGATGTTACGACCATTGATGGTAAACTTATGATCATAAGAGAGGATGGTTTTGTTGAAGATGAAACCGGTAATATAGTGATGGATGGTATCTATGAATTAAAAAATGGTACATCAATCGAAATTAAGGATGGTAAAGTTCTAACCCAAGCATCGGAAGAAGATGTAAAATCCGAATATGAAGAACCAAGTGGTGATACTATCGAATCATTAAAAGAGAAGATAAAAAATTTGATGGATAAGGTTGCTGAAATGGAAGTTGAAATGAAAAAGAAGGATGAGAAGATGAGTGAAGTAGAACTTTCAAAAGTTGAGATTTCTAAAAAACTAAATGAAAAGGAAGAGGATATAAAAAAATTATTAAAAACAAAATCCGATAAAATGGAACTAGAATCACATTCAAAATCAACTACCGGGAACGAAGTTTCGGATAGGATTTTAGATAGATTTAAGAAAAAAATAAATAAAAAATAATCAATAAAAAATGAGTTTGACTACAACATTTAATTTTATTACACCGCAGCCAGGGGCGCTTATATCCGCTGCGATTTTTGAGGGAACCTCTTTACAACACTTTACAAAATTATATAACGTGAGGAATAAAACAGAGATTACTTCCCTAACTGGAATACCAACTTTACAAGGACCTACTTGTGAATTTAATCCTCAATCGGGTAGAGTTTTAACTCCAAGAAGTATCGAGGTCGTATATTATAAATTAGAAGATGCTATATGTTTAGATCAAGCAAGGCTACTTCCTCAATCGGATAGTCAAGAGATAATCGATGCTAATTTAGGTGAATACCTTTCTAATCATTTATTGGAGTCTTTAAATAGAACGATTGATGGTAGAGTATGGATTTCATCAACCGCTTCGGTAACTTCATCAGGGTTGTGGACGATGGCAAAAGCAGATACAGGAGCAGTTAGATCAACAGCTACAGCATCGATAACTACATCAAACGCTATTGATCAATATAACTCCTTTTACAATCTAGCACCAGATGGAGTAAAATATAATGACTCGGTGACTTTTATGCCTATGTCGGATATAATAACTATGGCTCAAAGTCAATTAAGCACCAACGCTGGTCAAAGAATAATTGAAAAAGTTGGACCTAATGAATGGCAATATACGATAAACCCTAATAATAAGATAGTCCCTGTAAATGCTTTTGCATCAGGTCAATGGTTCCTATCTACTACAAGAAATCTTTTCGCTGCTGTTAATATGGATCAAGCAGAACTAGTTGTAAGTAGAACTAATGTTTTAGATGATAGGATTGGTATGAAAGCCAGTTTCTTCCTAGGGGTTCAATATGGAGTATCGGCTGATGTTGTTGTGAGATAATAAATAAAAAAAAGTAATAAGGACGGCTTTTTAGGCCGTCCTTAAAAAAAAAATTAAAAAAAAAATATGTGTAACATTATATCAGGGATAGTAAAAGATTGTGGATTTTCGGTAGCGGGTAATACTACTTATTTATATATTGCAAATGCTGCAAATATAACAACTACAATAGGGTCGGATAATCTAGTTACTGGATTGACGGGTTCATTTTTCAGATTTGAAGTTGGTTTAGATACCTTATCAGATACTCACGAACTTACTACTGGAGCAGGTACTCAAAAGTTTTTCTTACATCTGGTTGACTTCAAAATACCATCATCATCAAATGATGTAAAAAATGTTATTGAAGATCTATCTACATCAAGATCAATCGTTGTTATTCCAGATAAAAACAACCAATATAAATTATATGGTTCATCAGGTAATGGTAAGTCAATAGGATTGGATACTAAGGTTGCTAGGTTTACAAGTGGTTTGCTAGCAGGTGATGATTATGGATATACG